GGCGGCGATGTCCATCCGTCGGAACATGAGGTCCAGGCCGGCGATCATCCCGCCCTGCTCGAAGCCCTGCTGGAAGCCGGCGGTCGCGGCGCGCACGGTGCGCATGAGGCGCGGCATCACATCGGTGTTCAGGCGCACGAACAGGGGCTTGGTGATGATCCGCTGGAACTGTTCCCAGTCCTTGGTGAGCTGGGCGGTCTGGTTGTTCCAGTCGTTGCGGGCGTTCGCGGCGGCGCGCCCGAACCGGCGTCGCCAGCCGCGGGCGATCGCGTCGAGCACCTTCCCGGAGTCGATCCGATTCGCGATCTTGTCGACCTCGCCGGCGGTCATCCCGAGTTCTCGCTGGAGGATCTTGTTCTCGGGGACGCCCGGCCTCGGCGAGCTGCAATCAGCTCCTCGGCGCTCGCCTTGCCCTTTGCCTGCATCTGCCCGAGGGCCAGCGATGCCCGGTCGAACTGCTCCGAGCCTCCGCGGTCGCGAGGATCGCGGCGTTGAGGCCCTTGAGGACGTTCACGGTCCGGTCGGCTGAGACGCCCATCCCGAGCATCCGTTTGGATGCGTCGAGCACCTCGGTGAACCGCAGCGGGGTGCCGTTGCTGACATCACGCAGCTGGTTCCATCAGCGTCTTGGCGCGCCCGGAGGATCCCACAGGGTCGTGAACGAGGTCTCGGCGGACTGGAAGGCGGCGTTGTAGGACAGGGCGTTCTTGATCACCAGCGCCGACATGGCGGTCATCGACCCCCGCCGGCCAGGAACGCGGTGCGCCGCAGCGCCGCGAGGGACTTCCCCAGGAGACCGAATCCGCCTGACCCCCGATCTGCCCGGCGCGCTCCCCGGACCGGCCGATCTGGTCGGTGGTCGCCGACACCGACCGGCGTCGGCGACGAACTTCTGGACGTCGGCCATCCGCACGCGGACGATCAGGTCCCCTGAGGCCATCAGTCACATCCTCCTTTCAGGGCGCGGGGCGAGGGCGTTGGATGATGTGTGCACCGCCTGGCGGGCTTGGCGGGCGTCGTCCAGTTCGGCGGCGCGGGTGGAGGACCGCGTCGGTCACGGCACGCTCGAGCGGGTCGGCGCAGGTGAGGACCCGCCAGCCGTCGGTGAGACCGCCGAGGCTGGTGGCGTACGCCGCGGCCTCGATCAGGCCGCGGCGGTGGATTCCCCCAGGGCCTCCCGGGCGGCGATGTCCGCGCCGCCGGCCAGCGCCTGCTGCAGGGCGGCGGACACGGCGGCGGCGGCGAGCGGCATCTCACCGACACGCAGGAACCGGTTGACGGCGTCGGCGGCATTCTCGGGCGGCGTGTCCCAGCCCAGCAGCTCCCCCAGCTCGGGGGTGAACCGCGTCGGCCCGTCGGGGTTGAGCGGCTCGTCGGTGTCGCCGGGGCCGAGGATGCGGATGTCGATGGTGGCCTCGGCGATCAGGCTCACGGCGGCGGTGAGGGCCGCGTCGTTGCCCACGGCGGCCGGGTCGATGGTGCCGGTGATCTCACCGATGCGCTGAGCGTCGACGGGCCGGCAGCGGATCACGAGCTCGCGGCCCCCACCCAGTTCCGGCGACCACCAGACCGGCAGGTCGATCAGCCGGCGCCGGCCCTGGGCGGCCTGGTGGATCGCGCGGATCTCATCGAGGGCCCTCCGCGCCGCCGCCGGCGGAGTCGGCGACGGCGGTGATCTCCACCTCGAAGGTCTGGGCGACGTTGCCGTTGGAGTCGGTCTCGGCCCGCGACACCTTGGGGTGCCCGGCCGACGAGCTGCTCGGCGCCGAACGCGACGGGTTCTCGCGAGGGCACCTCGTACACCTCGGCGCCGGCGCGTCCACCAGGGCCCGCAGCGTGCGGTAGGTGGCCGGCGAGCAGTGGGCCATGGAGAATCGTGACAGTGATGTTTCGATCGTGGCGATCCCGCCGAGGAGTCTCGGCAGCGCCCGCCGGGACGCTCGCGGGTCTTACGAGTCGGCCCTCCCGCCGTTTGTTGCGGCAGAGCGGATGTGGGGCAGACCGGCGACCTTCAGGGTGAGTCCCACAGTCGACGCGCGCCGAGCGTGATGGTGTTGGGTCACGGGAACGTGCCTCCTCAGACGGCTCGGTGATGGACTGCCCGCACCAGTCGATGACGACCTCCTCACCGAACGGGCCGGCGGATCAGACGACGGCGTCCACGATCCCCGCAGCGAGTGCGCGGCGGGGTTCACCGCGTCGGACACATCGACCCGGAACGCCTCCTGGGGGCTCGCGCCGTAGAGCGCCCCGGCCCGGTGGTGGGCGAGCAGCATCCCGGTGATCTCGCCGGCCATGGTCGACAGGGTGATGCCCTTCCCGTCGATCTGGCGCAGCACGTACCGCTCGCCGATCTCCTCCAGCTGGGCCTGGATCAGCATCCGCAGCCGGCCGTTGGACAGCTGCCACCAGCGGGCCGCGGCTTTGGATTCCAGCGACGGTAGCCGTAAAGGCGCAGCGTGCCGTACACGACACGGGCCATGTTCACGCCGGCCTCGTTGAGGGCGTCGTACTGGTCGTCGGTGAACGTCCGGGATGGGGCGAGCGCCCACCGTGCGATGCCGTGCACGCCGGCGGCCGGCTGGTTGGGGTTGCCGGCGGCATCCGCGCGGGCCATCAGCCCCGCCGCGAACGCGGAGGGCGGCACGGTGCGGGTGGTGCCGGCGACCAGTCCCGGGACGGTGACCCACGAGCCCAGGAACGCCGCGAAGCGGGCGGCGTCCGACGCGCCGGCGGCCGCGGCGGCATCGATCAGCGTGGAGGTGCTCGCGGTGTCCGCGCCGTCCAGCAGGGCGATGCGGTGCGGGCGGCGGTGTGTCGCCAGCTATTGTGGCCGGTGGCGGTCGTCGGGCGGGGGCCGAAACCTCCCGGGCCGAGGGTGCGGGTGAACGCGTCCAGGGCGGCCGCCCATTGGGTGTCGGTGATGTGGCGCGGTCGTCGGTGCCGCCGGCGAATGCCGTCGCGGGACCACCGCCGGTCGTTCACGCCGGTCGCGGTGACCGCACATAGCGCGGTGCGGTGGCAGATGTCGCCGCCCATGCCGCGGCGGCGGCCGTGTCGGCGAGGTCCGGGCTTCGGCCAGTTCCCCGTCGGCGGTGTGCGAGATCACCAGCACGAACAGGCCGGCGCTGCTGCCGGCCTCGATGCTCGCGCGCAGGCTGTTGCCCCACGCGCCGGGGTTCGCGGCGGTGACGTCAGCGACGGTCCGGGTGCCGTCTCGCTGTCGTGAGGACGAGGCTCGCGGCGACCGGGTCACGCCGACCACCCGTGAGATCCAGCGGCGCCGCCGCCTCACGCAGGAAACGTCTCGATGCTGTCGTACAGCGGCGAGCCGGTGTCACGCGGCCCGAACATCGACACGACTGGCCGAGGCTGGTGACCCGCACCGGGGTGTTGGCGGGGCGCGGTCGGTGATGCCCGCCGCGACCATTGCCGGTGTCGGTGGGGGCGGAGGTGGGCGCGGCTGATCGCGTCGCGCACGATGACGCCGATGGGCATCTGTCAGTCCTCCTTCGCCCGGCGGTGGCCTTGGGCGGGGTCGGGGCCGGCGCGAGCGGCGCGCGCGGCGAGATGGGGATCAGCAGTCCCGCGTCGATCAGGCACGGTGGTGCGGGTCGGCGGGTTCGATGTCGGCGGTCTCGCCGGGGGCGAGATCCGCCCGTCGGCGAGATCGACGGGGTGGGTCGCGGCGGCACGGTGGGTCATTGGTCGTCTCCCTGGTGGATCACGGTGGCATCGACGCGGGTGATGTCCGGCCACGCCGGCCACGGCTCACTCGGGTCCGGGATCGCGCTGTCGGGCCATGCCGGGCCCTGGTCGGGGTCAACGACCTGGGCGACGCTCACCACGAACGACGCGGCCCCCAGCCCCCAGGTCTGGCCGGTGTCGGGGGCGGTGTCGATCTCATCGCCGGTCCAGACGGTCGCCTGCGCGCGGCCGCCCAGCGAGGGGCGTTGCACCATCACCGCGCGGGCCGCGGCGCGTAGTGCCGCCATGCGTCGCGTGCTGGCCTGCTCGGAGGTGCGGACGATTCACCCCGACCCGCACATTCCCAGTCGGCGGTGTAACCTCCGTGCGTGCGCAGCGGGGTGCCGGTGGTGCCGGGCAGGCGACGATGACGGCCGCAGCTGGTCGGAGGGCCACGTCTCGGACTCGGCCCACACGCGGTAGGTGCGGGGCGCGGCGAGCGCCGTGTCTGGCCGGATTGCCGCTCGACCTCGGCGAGGTAGTGCGGCAGGTGACCTGAGGGTGGCGAGGACGCCGCTCGATCTGGGCGGCGCTGATGATCTGACCGAACGGGCTGTCCATCAGTCACCTGTGATGTGGCGGGGCAGGATCGCCACGATCCGGGTGGAGTCGGTCGGGATCTGCACCGCGTCACGGCCACCGCCGCGGCGTGAGCGCAGCAGCCGTGCGACCGGTGAGGTGGTGCCGAACTCGAGCTCGTGCGGTGTGATCCGCACGCGGCTGTATTTCGCGCCGTTGCGGGTGAGGGAGTCACGCAGGTCGCCGCGGCGGACCATCGTCGCCATCGGCCAGCCCTCACGCCGTTTGCGTTCACGAGTGGATGCGGCGAGGGGCTTCCACGGCTTGGGCAGGTTCACCCCGCCGGCCGTGTACGCGGTGCGGTGCACCGAGCGCAGGTGATCGGCGATGTCCCGCATCGCGTCCTGGGCGGCGGCGGCGCGCTGCCCGAAGCCCTCCACCATCACGCGGGTCTGACGGACGCCGTAGACGGTGACCTTGAGGTCGGTCATGGCGTCACGCCGTCCAGGCCGGTCACCGAACGAGCGATCGACCCGAGGCCATCCCGCCGCCGGCGCTCGCGCTCGCCGCATACGAGCGTTGCGCGGCGGCCAGGGCTGCCATCGCCCGCTCATGCAGGATCGCGTAGGCGCTGGCCGCGCGGGTCGCATCGTCCTGCTGTTCGGGCCAGTAGGACCGCTCGATCAGCACCGCCGCCCCGAGGATCGCGCAGTGGCGTGCCTGCTCGTGCAGCACCAGGGGGATGTCGGGGCCGATCTCCCCCTGGATCTGGCCGACCGCGAGGCCGATCAGCACGCCGGCGGCTTCCCCGGTCGGCCGGGTCGCGGCGGTGAACGTGCCCTGCTCGACGCCGTCCTGGTCGACGGTGCGGGCGCGCAGCAGCGCGCCCACACCACCACGCTCGGCTGCCAGCGGGGCGCTCATCAGGCCGGCGCGGCCGCGAGATGCCCCGCAGGTAGCCGTGAGCGAGCGGGTTGCCGTAATTCCAGGCCGATCTCGCCGTAGATCTGGTCTTCTCGCGGCGCGCTCATGCGAGCGGCTCGGTGAACAGGAACCCCTTCCCGGATCGGCAGGAACACCGGGGCGCACTGCTCGGCGACACCACCAGCAGCATGTCGGCGGGGACATACCGCGACAGGACACCCGAGGCGACCGAAGTCGGCTCGATCGTCTGGACGTTCACGCCGCCGACGTTGCGGGTGTTCCTGGTAGCCGGCGGCGGTGATGAACTCGCGGGTCAGGACCCGCTTCACCGTGGAGCCGACCAGCGCGGTTGCCGTCTCGTCTCACGCAGGCCGCGTTCTCCCAGATCTGCTGAGCAGGTCGAGGATCATCGCGCCGCTGGTGGCGGCGGTCGCGATCACCGTGACCGTGCCGTCCGCGGTCGGGGTGATCGCGGCAACCGCGGGGCTCGCGGGCGAGCTTGAACGACACGGTGGCGACTTGCTGACCACTAGTACACGCGCGCGGCGAGAAGCCGACCGCTGCGCCGTCGGTGACAATCACCGCGTCGCCGTTGTTGAGGGCGTGGGTGACGGTGAAACAGTCCGTCGGCGGCGGTGACCGCCACCGAGGTGAGGGTCGTCGCGCCGGTGTGGGTGCGTGCGTTGTTGGTGCTGTTGATCCCGGAGCCGATCGCGGCGACCAGACCGCGGGTCTTGGGGCGGTTGTGTTGTCGGTCGGCTTGTTGTAGACGCCGTTGAATGAAGTCTTTGCTCGATGTCGAGGGCGATCGACTTCAGGCCGAGGCGGTCTGGTGGTGAGCTCGTCGGTGACGGGTTGGACTGCTCGTTGGCCAGGCCGGCGAGCTTCTGGGTCGCGGCGAGCTTGGTGTAGCTCAGCTCTATGGCCTGTGCACTGCACGATGTTGTCGAGCTTCAGGCGGGACCGCGACTCGGCGGGTCGGGCGCTGGCGCCCTCCAGGCGGGCGCGGGTCTCGCCCTCACGCAGGTCGGTGGCTGCATTCGGTTCGGTGGACGACGCCTGCCGGCCGCCGGTGAGCCCGCCGATCATCGACAGGGAACGGCGTGTCTGGGCGGAGTGAGGTTGAACAGCTCACCGACATAGTTGGGCAGGGTGAAGGTCGTGCCCTGACCGAGGATCTGAGGCATTGAGGTTACTCCTTGAGGTCGCGGACTTGCGCGCCTTGAGCGCGATCGCGCTCGCCCAATCGCGGCCTTCTCTGCGGCCGCGATCTGGGCGTCGATGCCGTCCGGGGTGGGGGTCGCGCCATCGCGCACCGTGGGCCGGCGGGTCGTTCGGGTCGGGCTCACGCGCCGTCATGGCGCCCAGGAGACCTCGCGTCGACCTCCAGTGCCTCTTCGGTGTCGCCAAGCAGGCGATCGACCAGCCCATCGGGACCTGCAGACGCCGCGCGACCCGTTCACGCATCAGCTGGGCGCGGGCCTCGTCGCGTTCCCGGGCCGCCGTCTCGGCGGCCTCACGGTTACGTTCGGTCTCGGTCTTGTCCCGGTCCTCGATGTCCTTGAGGCGCGCGGCGAGCTCGTCGCGTTCCTTGGCCGCTTTGCGGGCCGCTGCGCGTTCCTTGCGCATCACCTCACGCACACCCTCGGGGAGATCGGAGTCTGCGGTCGTCGTGCCGGTGGGCTCGTCGCCCGTCTGCGTGTCTTTCGTGTTCTCCTGGCCGCCGTCTTGGGCGGGTGGCGGGATCGCCGTCGTCGCCGCCGGCGATCAACGGCACGATCCTGTCGCCGAGGCGCCAGCACAGGCGTCCGTCGACGCGCGCAAGGCGTGGGTCCAGCGGGGCCGTCGCGGCCATGGGTGGTCCTCCCGTTCGGGGTAGGTGGATGCCGCGGCCGTCTCGGCCGGGGCAGGGCTTGTGTGGGGAGGATCGCCCGCCGGTCAGGCGGGGGTCAACTCGATGCGGCTAGGCCGCGTCCCGTGTCGTGTGATGGCGCGGCGTGCCAGGCGGCCGGTACTGCGCCTGGGGAACCGTGATGGTCTCAGCGCTCCACGGCAGCGGGATCTCCGCCGGTCCGGGAGCAGCGCGGCTGATCTCGACGATACGGAGCAGCGTCGGCGGGCGCTGACGCCCCAACTCGAAATACCACTCAACGATCATGCCGTTGTCCAGAATCTGGACATCGTTGGCACTGAGGTCCGGGCCGTCCTCATTGGGATGTCGTTCCACACCTCGTAGAGGTCCCGCGTTGGGCGCTGACCACTCGTGTGTGAACTCGTAAGGCCCTACAGTGCCATATCTGCTCCCTCTCAACGATCGCTTTTCGCAGAGGGGAAGGCTCTCGCCAAGAGGTGACCAGGTAAGGCGGCCCGTCGGGGGCTGCGTCCACGATCGCGATGATCGCCACCTCGTCGCCGGTACGGCGAACGTAGGTACGGCGGGTGAGAGGGCTCCTTGAATCTCGGGCGATCAGATCGGGGTGCGCGATCGTGTCGGAGATCTCCTTCTCGCTGGGCGAGGCGAGCTTGGACACCCGACGTGGCCGCTCGCGCTGCGCATGGTCTAGGCGGTGCTTCCACACGTCAACGCGGTCGCCTATTGGGCTCCGGATGACCGCGACGACCCTGTCTCCTCCGCCGACCGGCGGCCGAGCTCTCACCATGGACCCGTCCGGTCGGGCGATCTCGGCCCATCCCCCGAGGCGCTCTCGTAGGAGGGCGTCCCATTCGCTGGGGCGTAGGTTGGCGGGCATCTGCAGGATGCCGTCGGGGAGGCGCCCGCGGGCGACCAGATGGCGGGCGGTGGCGATCGCCTCGAGGGCGGAGAGGCTGGTCTCTTCGGGCAGTGGTGTGCTGTCGTCGCGGCGTGGCTGGTGGGCGATCAGGTCGGACAGTTGGATGTCGCCGCGGCGCAGCAGGTCGGCTTTCTGGGCGCCGCCGTGGTGCAGGAACATGCGGTCCTTCGGCGGCGTTCATCTGTCCCAGCGTTCCTGCCCGGTGGGCGTCCTGATGCGTCGGTGTTGACACGGAGATGACCGGTTCCATGAAGCAGCGGCAGTAGGGGTGGCAGGGGGGAACGGGCGCGTGGTCTGGATGGTGGCGCCGTCGATCAGGGCCAGGCAGGCTCCGCAGCAGCCGGCGCGCGAAACCCCGCCGGTAGCCATCAAGGGTCTCGCGTGCAGGGCGTCGGTGACGCCGAGGTCGAAGGCGTGCTGGAGGGATTGGTCGATGGTGCGCCGCACCCGTCCCTCGCCGGAAGGTGGCGGGGTCCAGGCGTGATCGCTCGGCGGCGGTCCAGTCGGTGACCATCCGGTCGTGAAGCTCGATGGGCGGCCCGACGCCGGCGGTCGGGATGATGCGGTCTGAGCGGGCTCCGGCGGCGGTGACGATGCCCGAGATCAGGCCGGCGCCGATCGCGCGGGCGTTGGGGGCCTCGCGGCCCAGGAGGGCGACCAGCGCGATGTGGGCTTGGTCGCGGTCGGCGATCTGGGCGATCTGTTTCGCGTGGTGCGCGGACACCTTGGAGACCGTGGCCGCCCAGTCGGTTTGGGCGCGGTCGGTGGCGGCGCGCAGGCGCCGTGCGCTCACTGGGTGTCGATGCCAGCGCCGTTGGGCGTGACGCCGAGGGTGAGGCCGCGGGTGACGGCTTCGCGTTCGGCCATGGCGCGCATGTGGGCGACCTCTTGGGGGGTGACTCCGGGGATGCGCGCCCACAGCCATTCGGAGGGCAGGCCGAGGCTCGCGAGTTTCACGAGGGCGTCGGTGCGTTCCCCTTCGGTGCGGGTCTCGGGGTCACGCCAGATCACCTCGCAGGAGGACCGGGCGGCGCGCTCGGTGTCGCCGGTCCAGGCGAAGGCGAGGCGCAGGGCCTCTTCCCAGCCCTCGCCGATGGTGATCTGCTTGTTGCGGACGCGGCTGACCAGGCCGGTTTCGGCGGCGCGCAGGGCTTCTGCGCTGATGTTGACCATCTGGCCCATGAGGTAGTGGGCGGGGGTGCGGGTCTGGGCGGCGATGTGCTGCACCAGCATCTCGATCGGCTTGGTGTAGTTGCTCAGGTCCGAGGCGGAGAACTCACCGAATTTGGTGTCGGTCTCGGCGACGGTGAGCAGGCGGCTGACGCCGGTGACGAACTGGTCGTTGAGCGGTTCGCCGGTGTCGGGGTCGGTGGGGATCTCGATGCCGGTCGCCCACCGTTGGCGGAACGCCGCGAACTCGCCGGCGACCATCATGTCGGCGAGCAGCTTGTTGATGGCGTCCTGGACGGGGATGACGGGGGTGATGTCGGATTGCCCGTCGGGGTGGCGCAGGGTGGGGCGGTTGACCAGCGCGATGATCGGCACCACCCCGATCGGGTTCGCGCCGCGTTCGATCAGTTCCCAGGCGCGCAGCATGCTGTTGCCGGTGGCGGCCCATTCCCAGTAGCCCTCGGGTGACCAAAGGCGCACGCGGTGGCTGCCGTCGATCTCCCGCCAGGTGTGCAGGCCGGCGACGCGGCGCATCGGCCGGGGAGGGGTCGTGTTCGATCACCGCGCGGGTCGGCGGCAGGACGAGCATGCCGGGGGCCTCGTCGCCGTCGGGGGCGCCGACGGCGACGTAGGCGCGGCCGTATTTGATCGCCACGTCGTGGGCCAACGCGGCGCGGGCGTCGAGGCCGTTGTGCTGCCAGATCGCCAGGCGGTCGCATCGCCTGTTCGTCGTCGGCGCGAAGGTGAACCGTCGACGATCGCCGTTCGAGGGGCCTCGGCGACCACCGAGATCCAGTCGTCCGCGCAGCGGCGCGAGCAGCTGCCCGAATGCCTCCCGGTATTTCGAGGTGGCGAACGCGAGGCGGGTGGCGGCCCGAGACGTATTCCTCGATCAGGTGACAGCCCCGGCAGGGTGTGCGCGATGCGTGCGAGGAGCCGTTCGCGCCACCAGCGGGGCTCTCGATCTCCTCGGCGCACGGGGGGTAACTCCGGTACCCGAGCAGTTCGACGGTTTCGCTCACCGGGCCTGATCACAACGCCTTGAGGGTGCGGGAGCGGGTGCGGGTGCGGGCGCGGCGGCGATCGCGTCGCCGGTGCCTCCCAGGCGAGCACGCCGGCGAGGCGGCGTCCATCTTGCGGGGACTGTCGCGGCGGTCTTTGCCGATGACGTGCATGGGGTGGCCGTCGGTGTCACGGACGTTGGTGCGACCATTTCTTGGCGTTGGCGATGTGGCGTGCGTGCACGGGGTCTCCGTGGTTGCTGATGTCGCCGGCGGCCAGCGCGTCGGTGAAGGTGCGCACGCCCACGCATCCTGGCGGGTGCGGGCCGTGTACCAGCGGATGATCCGGTCGGCGCCGTGGCGGCCTGCCAGTCGTGGCGAGCCCGTCGATCCATTGCGGGTCGATGTAGACCCGCCACACGACCAGGTGCGCATCGCCTCGTGGAGGGCGGGCGTCGACCTCGTGCGGGGGTGTTCGTAGTCGGTGTCGGCATCCTCGGGCGTTCCCAGATCCCCAGTGGCATTTGGTGTCCGCCGGTGACCTCGGTGGCGACCATCGCGAGGGCGTCCCGTAGCGGGCGCCGTCCACGCCGATCACGATCAGGGCGCCTGCGGGCACCGTGCGGTTCGGGTCGGCGTGAGCTCCCACAGGTGCGGGTCGAACGCCGAGTCTCGGCGGCGCGGATGCGGTTGAGGAAGAACCGTTCGGCTGGGCGGGGTCGCGGGGCATCACGCCTCGATTTCGGCGTCGACGCGGTCGAGGTCGACCCAGCCGGTGCCCCGGCGCGGGGTCGCGGGCCGAGTCGCCGTAGACGCGGCGCAGCATGCGGCGGCGTTCGCGGGCGTTGCGGATGCTGCCGGCGCCCGGTCGACGCGGTCCAGGTGCACGCGGGTTCGGCGGCGTCGTGGGTGTGCTGGGCGACGGACTGTTCGGCGGGGTCCCAGGCGTTGGTGGTCTCCAGGAACCGGCCGCCCATGCCGGCGAGGTTGCGGCGTTGGTTGTCTGCCAGGCGCCGGCCGCCGTTGAGTGCTGTCCAGGAGTGTGTTTCGTCCTGCAGGGCGGCGGTGATGCGCTGCCCGAGGCGGCTGCGGGCAGAGGCGGTGACCGGTTCGATGCGGCCGCCGCCGGGCAGGTTGATGCGGGTCTCGCCGGTGTCGGGGATGTCGGCGCGCAGGCTGTGGCTCATCTCGACCATCGGCTGCAGGGCCCGCCACACGTTGGCGGCCTGGTCCTCGCTGGCGGCGGTCACCTGGATCCATGGGGTTGGCCAAGGCCGGCCGACGGTTCACCGGCGAGTCCCACCCGTCGGGGCGCACCGGGCCCCTCGGGGTGCGCCTCGGCGATGATCCACGCGGCGCTGAACGGCCCTTTGCCCCATTTCTGGGGGCGGGTGAGCTGCGCGCCGCGGTGGTGCACGAACCGGCCGGTGTCGGGGTCGATGCGGTAGAGGTGCAGCAGGAAGCGGGCCTGCTCGTCGGTGAGCAGGAACGGTTCGCCCTGGTGGTCGCCGTCGGGGATCACGCAGGCGTCTTCGATCAGGTCGATCACCTGCCAGCCGAGGGTGGGGAACTCGCCCGGCTGCTGCGGGCCGCGCCAGGGCATCAGCTGTCGCCGTAGCGGACCTGGTCGGCGGTCAGCTCGAGCAGGCCGACCAGCTCGCTGCGCGCCATGCCGGCGATGTTCACGTGGCCGATGGTCGATGAGCCGCGCGGATGGTCATCATCGGGGGGATGGTCGACCTCGAACATGACGATCAGCCGGCGGATCGACCCGCCGCGGCACGCCTCGATCGCGTCGATGTGGTCCATCGCCCGCATCAGTGTCTGCCCGGCGCTCTCCCCGATCTCGCCGCCGCTGAACTCGGGCAGGTCGCTCACGAGCTCTCGGCGGCATCGGGCACCGCGAACAGGTTGCTTGCGCCGGCGGGGGGGCGGGGTGCGCTGGGGCGTGGGTGGCGTGGTCGGTGCGCGATGGTGATCCCGAGGCGGCGCATGTCGGCGGGAGACCCGCCGAACGCGGCGATCCCGATGCGCAGCTCGGCGGCGAGCTTCGGGTGGCCGGTGCGTGTGAACTGGTCGCGCAGCACGGCGAGCTCCTGGAGGCGCAGCCGTGCACCAGCGCCATCCCTCGGCCATCGGACGTGGCACACCACGCGTGTACAGTCGCGGGTCGCGGGAGCCAGCGCACTTCACGCGGGCCGTCGGCGGTCGCGATGCGGTAGCCGCGTGCCAGCGGGGGCGGGCACCGGGCCGGTGATCTGCACGGTGCGCTCTTACGGGGCGTCTGTTGCGTCGCCGGCGTTCGGCGGGCCGGTTTGGGGGCGGTCCTCGTCCTGCCATGGTGGTGCCTCCGTCGCGTGGGACCGGGCCTCGCGGCGCGGTCGCTGCCGAATCAGCGGCCCGGTAGGGACGTCACGTCACGTGGGCCCCGGATCGGGAGACTCGTACAGATATCGAGCTGGCCAACCCGCGTCGCTCCTTGGGGCGGGAAGGGGGGTACCCCCCAGGATTGGCGAGGGTGGGCGCATGTGCCTCACGAGGGACGGGGTGAGGGCGTGAAATCCGCCGGGTGGTCGTGGGCGGTGGCGGGTAGTGCAGGCCGCGCACAAGGCTCATGAGGTTGCGAGGTCGTGGCCGCGTGGCCGGCCGGGCCAGCCAGTCGAGGTGGTGCACATCGGACGCGCGCACCGGTGGTCGGCAGGCAGTCGTGGCAGAAGGGTTGGCGTGCGAGCTGGCGGGAGGCGGGTCGACGCCAGCGGGCGTCTATAGCCGGCGTCGCGGCCGGGACGGCGGACGTTGGCGGCACGGTGGCGTGCCCAGTGAACGGGGGGGCAGTGACCGCCGCCAGAGACGAGGGTCGGGCAGCCCGGTGGTGGCGCAGACCCGCAGCTCGCTCACGCGTGTTGCCTGGCTGCGCAGACACGTGGCTATTCACCCTGAGTCCGGCCGGTGCGCTTCACGGCGTGACTTTGGTGACGCCCGGGACTCTAGCAACGGACCGGTTGTCATCGCGCGTCTATGCCCGGTGATGGTGTCGGGGCGCGGCGCAAGCTGCGCGTCGGCCAGGCGCAGGGCCTCGGCGGTGGTGCGGTCGGTGCCGTCACGTCGGTGCGCGCAGGCGGGCGGCCAAGAGCCGCTGCTGCAGGTCGGTGATGTCGTTGCCGCAGGGGGTGCGGGGATGGATGCGGTCATGGTCTGGCGCTCCTGGTCGCGGTGGTTGGCGTCGCGGGTGATGCCGGCTGGGTCCAGGCGTCGACGGCCTCTGGTTCGTCGGCAAGGGCCTGGGCGCGCAGGCGGGTGTAGCCGAACTCGGAGCGGGCGGCGAGCAGGCGCACCTGGGCGGCCGGGTCGGGGATGAAGGTGATCACCCACACCGCCCGGTCGGCGTGCCGGCTGCGCCAGCGGTCGATGACTTCGTCGTCGGTCGCATCGGTGAGCGCCGGCCGGTAGCCGGGGTCGTGGCGCTCCAGCCAGCAGCGGGCGAACCCGGCGATCGGGTGGCGGCCGGTGTGGCCCTCGGCGATCGCGTCGCGTGGCGGATGTCCCGAGCGTTGCCGGTCGACGTGCTCGACGATGATCCGGCCGATCGGCGGTGGCGCCGGGCCGGGGACAGACGGCGTAGTCGTGCCCTGGCCGGTAGCGGCAGCGGTTCTCGTCGGGGCGCACGACGCGCCGGGTTTCGGTCTTGCGGCCGCTGAAGACCGCGCGCGCCAGGTATGGGGCAGGGATCACGCCGGTTCCGGTGGCGCAGGTGGTCGGCGGCGATCGCGGCGAGCTCGGTGATCTGGGTGGCGACGACCAGCATCGCGGCGGCATGCCGGCGCTCGGTGGTCGGCGGGCCGGTCCGGATCTGGTCGGCGAGGTCGCCGGCCAGTCGACCACGCGGCGCAGGCAGCGTCCGGCGGGCGTCACGGGTGTCCCTCGCGCGCCGCATCAGGGGCCGCGACGGCGGTGGGGCCGGCGGGCTGCCAGAGCGTTGCAGCTCCCGCAGTTCGCGGGCGTCGCTGGTCGTCTGCACCTGGCGATCGCTGCCATCCTCCCACGCCGCAGGACGGCGAACCAACGACCGGGTGTTCTGGTCGATGGTGCCGGTGAGCCCGTCGGCGAAGGCTCGGGTGGCCCGGGTCGGTAGCTCGGCGCCGGCCAGGGCCGCCATCCGCTCGACGGCGACGCCAGAACGGCGGCGACCCGGGCATCTGCGACGTGCTCGAGGCCGGCTGCGATGGCGGTCCCGACGGCGGCCATGCGTTTTGCTTCGTCCGCGGCGGTGCCTGCGCCCCCGGCGCAGGCGCGGGCGCCGCCGCGGTCGGTCCTTCTCCCCCGGAGGGGGAAGGACCTGACCACGCCACTGGATAGTCTCGGTGCCTGCGCCAGGGCTGCCGTGAGCCTGCGGGAGGCTGCGGGCAGGCTGGCGGCAGGCTGCGGGCAGGTGCGGGGAGGCTGCCGGGAGGCTGTGCGGGGGCTGTGCGTGGTGGTTGTGGTGGCGGGCCGTGGCGGGCATCAGCGATGCGAGATCGCGGCGGCGAGCGCCGGGGGAGGTCTCGCGTGACGCCTCCCGGCGGGCGGCGATCAGCATGCCGCGGCCGCTGACCTGGTGGGCGACCCACCCGGGCATCCACAGCCCTCACCGTGGCGCTCGACCAGGCCGCCTGCACGAGTTCCTCGAGCGCTGCCTCCACCGCATCGCGTGCAGGTTCGTGTCGGCGGCCAGAGTTTGGCGGGGGCCTTGGTGGTGCCCGCGCAGGTGGTCTCTGGGCCGGTGATCAATGATCCACACCAGCTGGCTGTGGGGGACAGGTCCGCGAACACGGGTCGCCCAGATCTCGGTGGTGACGTTGCGTGCGGGCACAGATCAGGCTCCCGGTCAGGTCGACGGTCGTGTTGGCGCGGCTCGGCGGGCGCCGTCGCGGGCCGGTGGCCGGCGCTCGGCGAAGATCCGGCGCCGGTGCTGCAGATCGCGGGCGTGCACAACGCGGGCGCGCAGCAGCGTGGTGCGGTCGATGCGGTGAGCGGGGCGCGTCACCGGCGTCCTCCCATGGTGTGGTGGGTGCAGGGCGCTAGGCATCGGCGTCCCGTGGATGTGGGCGCGGTGCACGGCGGCCAGGAGGGCCTGACGGCGGTCGAGTTAACGGTCGGCGCGCCAGCGGGCGTCCGCGAGGGCCGTTTCCCTTTGCCTGCCGGTCCCGACCCGGCGGCGCCGAGGCGGCGTCGGTGTGGGTCAGGTACCGCTGGGTTGCGCAGTCTCTGCGCCTCAAGGGTCGCGAGGGCGTCCTCGAGCGACCACGCGTGGTGGTCGAGGACCTCGCGGGCGTGGTGCGGGTCCAGTCGGTGACCATTCCGGTAGCCGCGTCCAGGAGGCGGTGGGTTCGGGCGCTCATCATCGGCGACGCCACCCGCGGTTCGTGGCACGGCGCCGTGAAAGTGACGGCGAAAGTGACGGCATGCCGGTTCCGGAGAGTGCCGGCGGAATCGGGGCCATCACCCCCTGAATCGAGCTCAGGCGGGCTTTCTCGAACGGTGCGGGACTCTCCGGAACTCGCGTAG